CCAGCCAGCAAACACGCGGTAGGAAAACCACACCGCGTGGCTGACGTAGGTAGCTCCTCTTGGCTTTACGCCTCAACCCGTCAGTTTCCTTAGACGGGGACCCGACGGCGTCTTAGTGCTGCCACGCCGTGTAGCGCTGAACGCTCCAGGGAGAAGGGGTCGCGGCTATCAGTAAATGAAAATTCACCGATAGTCGTTAAACTCTTCTGTAGAGCGGCGTATCCGTCCAGTTCATCAGTGCGATAAACTGGTTCTGGAACCCACGCCATTACTTCATGACGCTGGTATCTATCATTCCATCGCGTGATGGAACGATAGCCCAGAAACGATTTACGCCCAAGTCCGGGACTTTCCTCAGCGACAAAGGGAAGTGATTCCCCAAGCGCTCGTTCACATATCTTATACATGAACGAAGTTGTACGCCACAATCCCTTCTTGTAGAAGAGATTTGCGGTTTCAACCCATGAGATGAGTTCCGAAGCTTGCAGCTTATTCTCAGGTGGAAGTCTTCTTACGTAAACCGGTGTAACCGGATATCCGTAAAAAGCATCCACTCCACAAGACTCTCTAAAACTTCCGTTTTGGAAAGACTTGCGGACATTTACCTTACAGTTGTACTTTTGTAGGTAATCGAGAATAAAAGTTGTCTCGCTTATTGGGATGACTAAATCATCACCATAAACGAAAACGTCTGCGATAACACCAGGACTCTCACGAGTACCAACGATGTTTGCATACGTTACAGGGAGTTTCCTCTTTTCTAACAAAGCTGCTACACAGACTGTGTAGAAGTACATAGCTTCGATAGGAAAGGTAAGGGCGTTACCCATGGACGCAAATTTCCTGAGCGGCATTACGCCGTAACCAGGAACATCTGCGCGAGTACTCCTACATGCGTCAATCGCATCCCGTAGATCAGGATTGCAATCAAACATCATAAGAGCTAGTTCCCGTGGAACACGGTCACTAGCCTCAGAAAGATCAATGGTTGCCAATGATCCATCAGTAGAAGCTCGTAATGCTAGTCTCTGGTTAATCGACTGGTCCGTGAAATTCACGTGGCCATGACTAACGAGAGACGTTTTAGCCTCAAGGAGCTTATAAAGGACTTCCTTTATAGCTTGTTGCACAAACTGCATGCAACTAGGCTCAATAGCAATTATCCGGGGAGTTTTCAGAGTTTTCGGGACTAAAGCAACCCTTGAAGGCTGCTCGTCCTCTGGCTTTATGAACGAAACTAAATCGAACTCCTTACTCTCGTAAGCGGATATAGAATACCCGCTTCCGAGAAAAGGGAAGTAAGGTTCAAGACGTTCATGCCACCGGAGCCAAACGTACTTCTGATTAGTTGTACGTTTTTCTCCAACGGCACCTGGCCCATGGCGTGGAATCATCTCATCGAGACGTACGTCTCGAAGAATACGACTCCACATAACGAAAGCCACATTCCTAAAATAGTTAATGTGACTATCATCTGGGTTAAACTCTGCGAACTCACGCTCCGTTTTAACGAAACTTGAGATCGCTCTCGCCTCCCTTGCGGGGGTACACGGCATTTCAACTTTCTTGAATACGAGGCAAATCTGCCTAACGCATTCAATAATAGTGGGAATATCGTGATAAGAGAGTCGCTCTTCATTATCGTAAAACCTCCCTGTCTCCCGATCAAAGAGAACGCCAAGCATACCTTGAAAAAGTTCAGGGATTGCTTTTACCTTCGCGAAACCGCGAAAGTGTTTTGGGCTAATCTGTTTATGCTCCAAGGCTTCTTCGAAGTCAGAGCAAAAAGCAGGTAGGGCTATCGTTAGAAACGATAAACCTTCTCTTCTGATCCGTGACTTGATAGTTTTTAAGTCACGAAAATCGGAGACATCGACAACGCACTTAGCGCAACTGTCTATATAGACTAGTCGCACCAGCTCTAGAAAGTTACTCAGAGCCTTACGGCCTGATAAGCTTTTCATGTTTCCTCCCGACTGGGGGGTAAGCATCTAACTACGGAACTCGCAGAGGGGCCCGAAGGCCCCACGCGACATTCGACTAATGCTGGGATCCTGTAAGTTTCCCAATATTAGCATCTGTAGCCCAGGCCGCGAGGCCTTGCCACAGAAAAAGGAGAACTTCATCATCAGTGAGACCAGGATTACTGGGCTCATCCAAGACGAAGTAAGCAGACAAAGTCTGCAAAGTGTTCTCCGTGGATAGAGGATCAACTATCACCAACTGGTGATCAATCCGAACCATGCGACGAGCACGGCCCTTCGTGACCTGATGAGAAATAGTAAAAACATACTTCCCATCAGCAGTTTGGTAAATGGACTTAAGTCCATCATCCAAAATGCGGTTGAGTGTAATTGTATCTCCATCCATATCGAATGTTTGTGGATCTGCGAATGCCATTAGCTAACCTCCAGAGTTTAAACTTTGAGTAGGTTACGACCCTACCAGGGACCGGCCAAAGTTACCGGTATGGCGTTCTAGAGAGCCGTAACAATAGACCCTAGTGCGATCGGGTTATCCCGATAGCAGCTAAGATCGCGAGTTGACGAGCAGACAAATCTGCTATACTACCGTCAACAGTAAAACCGTAAGGATGCGCTTCGACACGGTCCTTGATGTCAATTACTTGACGCCAAGTACACGATACATCACCTTCTCGGAGATGTATCGTTGATTTATTCACCGCCTCGCGGTGAGTAGAACACATGACGTAGGCATACTGGGAAACTAACCGGTCAAAGACGGAGGCAGTGACATTATCAATGACATTGCCAGCGTTCGAAAACCAGTCAGCGACCCAAGTCCAAGGTGTCAGTTCCCAGACGACTGTCGGTGAAACGTTTACTCCATAGTAATGGACTAGGCGCATCACATCTCCGTACGTCCCTTCAGACGCACGGTTAGACATGTCGAATTCGGGCGCGTAGAACTTAAATTTACCCATAGCCCAAACCCGTTGAGATTCCTCAACGGACAGGGTAGAGGTAACAAAGGATCCAGACCCTCGATAGAATGAGCTTGTCAGAGTAGGATAAACATACCCTGCAAAGTCATCCTTTTCTTCGATGATCTGTTCACTACGCGTATTACGTATGGTGCCCCTTCTATGCACCCATTGGTTGTTTTCTTTAGTTATACTACGAAAACGACCGGATTGACGCTGATAGGCCTTATAAAGGTCTTTCATGTCTGCAATGAAGGGAACCCAGCCAAATTGTTCATTTAAGAACTGGTCAGCTATCGCTTTCGGCATAAACAAGTTCCTTCGAGCTTGTCTACGCAATGACCTACGATAGGCAGAGTTACTGAATGCACCTCTAATGGTGGATCCAATAGACTCGCCGATCAAGGCTTGATAAGCGGCAGAAAACCCTTTGGCTGTGGTGCGGAGCTGTCCAGGGAGCTCGATCATATTTTGACCGAATCCCTGCATAGCATCAAATTCCGCAATCTTCGGCTTAATTCGATTATAAGCCTCGGCACCAAAGTCCTTGGCACTCCCTCTAGTAAAGGGAATCGCGCCGCTAATACCTGCATCGTTGAAATCAACGATGGAGTTACCATGCGGCCACGAAGAAGGAACGAAGCCACCGGTGTACCGTTGAGCGAAACCGTAAGGTCTGAAATCGGTACCATAATAGGTGCCAATACCCAGAATCTCTTCACGGTTCCAGCAAACGATATGATGCATCGGGCCACCATCCTCGTGTTGACCTTTTCCCCGAATATAATGGGTTGTAACCCTATGTTTCGGATTAAGGTCACGATAGTATCCAATGTAGGGCCTTACCAATCTATTGGTTTGGTCCCACATTCGATCTATACGTGGATAGGAAGTATGCTCATAGTTAGTATCGCTGACTGAAACGCCAGCGTTATTAACTAAGGAGACTGTGCCAAGATGGACAGTCTCGAAGGGAGCATCCTTGCTTCTGAAGCGGGAGCCTGCACGACTCTTCCCCTTTGGGGGAAGAACAATGTAGATCTCCGTAATAGGTCCTTTAGAAGACTTCCTAGTCTTCTTAGGTTTCCTATTCCCTAGTCTGCTGATTAACCCATGAGGGGCTGGACGCCCCCCCGGCTCTCTATGAAGAGAAGCCGCGATGGGAGAATCAGCCACGACTAGGCTACTTCGTTTCTTTGCCATGACATGACATCCTTCCTTACGAACAGTTTTAGAGACAGTCGATGTCTCAACCAGGCCCCGAGG